AGAAAGGGAGTTGAGAAACAGAGGAAACAAAAACAAAAAAACAAAGTTTTTCCCAAGCGACTTGGCGGAAAAGAGATTTGCGAGGGAGTGGACGAAAGCGTGCGGAAGAATAAGGGGGAGGGATTGGTAACATGGGTAGTTACGAAGAACTAAAAATGCTTCAAAAATTGCCACTTGAAGTAAAAATAAAGAAAAGCCAGCAAAGAATAAGAGAATGGGTAAATCATTTTGGACTAAAAAAATACATACATAAGTTTTTCAGGCGGGAAGGACAGCACCGTTCTGCTGGATGTTGCGAGAAGGATATACCCCGACATAACTGCAATATTCTGCAATACAGGTTTGGAATACCCCGAAATTGTATCATTTGTAAAAAGGACTGAAAATGTAGACGTACTGAGACCAGATAAAAATTTTAAAGAAATTATCACAAAATTTGGCTACCCAGTAATCAGCAAGGAGGTATCAAATATAGTCTGCGAAGCTAGAAAGGGTATGCTTACAGGGAAATATACATACCACATACAAAAACTGGAAGGGACACTATTAGATAAACAGGGCAATTCAAGTAGATACAACTGTCCTCAATGGAAATTTCTGTTAAGGGCACCGTTTAGAATTAGCGATAAATGCTGTCAAGAAATGAAAAAGAAGCCTTTTAAAAAATTAAAAAAGGCAGGAATTATAGGAACAATGACAGAAGAAAGTCGTTTAAGAAAAGAAAATTGGATAAGATTCGGGTGCAATGCATTTGAGGCAAAACACCCACTATCTAGTCCACTTTCGTTCTGGACTAATCAAGACATCCTTACTTACTTACTTACTTACAATCTTCCAATTTCGGACGTGTACGGTGATATTGTGATAGACGACAATCCGGAGATTGATGGGCAATTAAACATATGCGATATGTTAAGAGATTACAGAGGTTGTAAATTAAAAACAACGGGGTGTGATCGCACAGGCTGTATGTTTTGCCTTTACGGGGCACATTTGGAAAAAGGAGTAGGGAGACTAGAGAGGATGAAGATAACACATCCAAAACAGTATGATTTTGTAATGCGAGGAGGAAAATTTGACAGCGAAGGTATGTGGATACCAGCAAATGGAGGTCTTGGTTTCAAATTTGTTATTGATTGGTTGAACGAGAAAGGTAATTTAAATATTAGATATTAAGAGGAGTTATGGAAAATCTAAACATCGAAGATATAAATTTAGAATTAATGGAGATGGGGGCTAATGTTGGAAGTGGCACCTGCCCGGATTGTGAAACATTTTTACATATAATATTTAATCCGGAACGGGAAGAAATGGACCTGGAAAGATTTGAGGACTATCAGGAGAAGTAATGTAAGGAGAGAGGAGAATGCTAAAACCGACAGTAGCGGCAGCAGAATTTGAAAAATACGGTTTTAAGCGATGTAAAGGCAAACAGTACGAAGAATGCTATTATCTTTGCGTAGCGCATGGCTGTGTAATGCTATTTGTAAGTGACGTATGCTTTGATATTTTTAAGTGGGACGAAGCAGATCCGCGGATACATAAAGAGGCAAATTGTAGATACCGGGATAAGCGAGACTACTTAGACGTTATATATGATCTAATTAAAGCAGGGATGTTGGAAAGCGAGAGTGGTTGCAAATAAACGAGGATTTGAAGCGTTTGGCAGAATCAAGTTAAGAGATTTAGAAACAGGTGAAATTCACAGATGACAGGAAAGGGGGCAATTTGGTTGGAAAAGTCAGTCCTGATTGAGTATTGTGACATGCAAGTGGAGATAAAGGAATTGAAGAAACTCATAAAGGCAACAGAAGAGAAAATAGCGAAGATGGAGGAAAAAGAAAGAACGAGAGATGTAGTTTCCGGAGGTGCAGGGGGCACGCAGCATTTTAAAGTGGAAGGCTTTCCAATTCCGGAGTACACGAAAGTAAAAAGACTACTGATAAGCAGGAGAGAGCGACTAAAAATGAAAGAAGAGGAACTTCTCGAAATCACTAATCAAGCAGAAGAATATATAGAATCTATCAAGAGGAGTGAGATTCGCATCATGTTCCGAATGCGTTATATTGAAGGATTGACATGGAATCAGGTAGCTCATCAGATGAATGAAATGTTTTCGAGAACAAAAAGGATATATACAGAGGATGGCTGCCGAATGAAAGGAAACAGATTTTTCAAAGAGACAGAGGGGCACAAAGTGTCCCTCTAAAAATAGTTAACGGCATAATTCATCAAGGGTTACCTTAAGAACATCAGCTAATTTAATTGCAGTAGAAACCTTACATTCGCCTTTACGCTCTATGTCCTCAATGGTTCTTCTGGGAACATTACTAAGTTCAGATAATTCTCGAATGGAGAAATTATTTTTATTACGTATTTCTTTTAGTTTCATCAGCCCTACCTCCTGTTTTTGAGAAAAATAATAAAAAGAATGAGGAGCAGAATGAGAATAATCCAATCCGCGGCAAAAAAACGATGATATTTGCTATATGAATATATCAGCACACATATAGCAATAATGACAATGAAAAATTCTTTTATATATTTCATAATCTCTCACGATGTGATAAAATATAAATACCTCATAGACTGGACAAGGAAGAGAGGGGATTTCTCTCTTCCCCGATGGGTTTAGCGCTTTGTTTTGTCTATTATTGTGAGAACCAGACTAACAATGGTTAAACCCTTTATGAGGTTGTCTATAAATTTATCAAACATCTTTTACCCCCTTTCTTTTAATGTAATTATATTATACCACGTTTTAACGTGGAAATCAATAAAAATCCTAAAATAAATTAAAAAATGTTCGGTCACGTTCGCTTGAAGTATGCTAAATTGTAAAGTGAGATAAGAACAAAGCAATCGAGCTGTCAGAAATCCAATAGGATATTGCTCCAATGTTCATCTTTAAGTGAGATGTTTGCCTTAGGAAAAGCGCCTTGTATATGCAGGGCGCTTTTTCACATACAATTTTGTAATTTAACGACACAATGTACAGCGCCTACAAGTCCGTAGTTGTAGTTTATTTTTTATGTGACCTCCTTTCTGCAGGCAACAATCGGTTGTCTGATAAGGCGCTGACATACGTGTTTTAATTTTTTACCCGGAGGGGGTGGGTACATGAAAAAAATATCAATAAAAAATAAAAGGTACACGACTCGGCTCGCGCTAAATGATGGTACTAAGATTTTGATTCCAAAACCGTATATTTGGGGAACATTTGAAAAAGCACACGGTTGTTCTTTACGAAATGGTGTATGCATTGCCTTACAGTTTTTGAAAGTAAGACAGAAAAACGGAACAATTTGGAACCCGGAAGAAATTTATAACTGGGCAAAAAAGAATGTCCGTGGCTATACAGGCAGCAAACTGACGATTTACGGAACTATGAAAGTAATTAATAGTATTTGCCATTATCGGCACGCAACATGGCACCCGATCACTGGAAAAAATAATAGTGTTGTTGTTAAAAGGATTAAAGCAGCGCTTAATGATAATTGTATTGTTTTATTTGAACAGCGCAATCCTATTCATACAGTAGCATTTGTGGGTTATGACAAAAAAGGCCGGCTAGTTGTTGTTGATAATGGACGTGTGGTTAAAAGTAACATAAGAAATCAGGTAAGAAACAAAGCCTTAAGGGGCAATGCAAAAACGGCAGAACAGACAAATTGGTTCAAGACAGCAGTAAAAGCCGCCGGTTATGTAACAGTAAGAAAGAAATAGCATCGCTGCTTATGTGAATTTTAGATATAACGGAGTTAACTTTTGATGAGGAGTGAAAAAGAATGTTTAAAAATTGTGTGTTCAAAGTGAGCGTAGATACAAGAAAATGGGTGAAAGCCGCAGGTGTTAGAGCGATACGCACAACAGCGCAGACCGCGCTTGCACTGATTCCAGCCGGAGTGACAATTGGAGCGGTTGACTGGAAAGTGGTTTTAAGTACATCCATATTAGCTGGAGCGGTATCACTACTGACCAGTGTTGCAGGCATTCCGGAGGTGAAAGCATGACAAATGAAGTGATTGTGGGCTTACTTTCGTTAAGCGGTACGCTGTGCGGAACATTTGCCGGTATACTGACAAGCACAAAATTATCAAATTACCGCATTGAACAGCTGGAAAAGAAAGTAGAAAAACATAATTCTGTTATAGAACGGACTGCTATTCTGGAACGGGATTTAAAAAGCGTCTGGCGCAATATTGATGAAATAAAAGACGACATACGGGAGGAGGTAAATCATGAGTAAAAAATACTATCCGGACATTAGCCATTATGAGCCA